GGCAGGGAGAAATCGACATGATTCGCAAATCTGTCTTGAATGGCGAGATGTCTCCAAGTGAAGCTAAAGGCGCTCTAGAACAAATCAAAGAAAAATACAAGGCGGAGTCTGACCTATATAAAAAGAACTTAGGACAAGGACTAGATGTTTCCCTTCAACCAACTATCCGTAAATTCAACCCAGCTACAGGAAGGTTAGAATGAGAGTACAATTACCTGATGGAACAATAGGCGAATTCCCAGACGATATGCCCCAAGAGCAAATCGAATCAGTTCTCCAGCAACAATTCCCTACCCAAGCAGAGGCTTCTCCACACCAGGATGTCCCTCAATCTGCGGAAGGGCTAGAACCTTGGCAGTATGCGGGGGGTATGGTGGAAGGGTCTTTAAAGAAGCCCGGCTTTTTAGACACCTTAGATATGATTAACACTGGGGTACACAGAGGAGTGACTCATTTTACTTTAGGTATGATGTCTATGCTGCCTATGGGTAATAAATACCAGAACAATCTGAAGAAAATAGACGCAGATATTGAAAGTGAACAACAAAAGAACATTAAAACGTATGACAGTTGGGCTCCACAAATAGGGGAATTAGGAGGAGAACTACTCGCCACAGCACCAGCAGGCGGAGCATTAGGGTTACTTTCTAAAGGTGCAAACGCGTTAGCTTCCAAGGCTCCCGCAGGACTTAAAACATTAGCTAGATATGGTATGTCGGGAGTAGGGGGCGCAGGAGTGTTATCAGGAACTGAAGCGCTCAGATACCAAGGGGACGAATTCGACTATGGCAAAGCTGCTGAGAGCTTTGGAGAAGGCATGTCTAGTCCTCTATCCTATGCTGCCCCGATGGCAGGCCAAGCACTGGGAAGATACTTAGATAAATCAAGAGTTTATAACAAGGCAGTTGATGAAGGCATAGACGTTCTTCCTCGTGACGTAGGTGAAAAAGGTTTGGGTAAGACATTAAAGAACCTAGTTTTAGACTCCTTCTCTACATTAACTCCTCTAGGTCGTCGAGCAGAGCAGTTGCAAAATATAGGGGGTTCCATCGGTACAGTTATTAAGAAAATATCTGGTACTGACGAAGCAATGTCCACTTCCGATTTAGTTGGTTACGCAAGTAAGAACCTTCAAATGGGCCTGAAGAAATTAAAGGCTAAAGGGGACATTTTGTGGGAACAGGGGGGATTCAAAAACGCTGCAGTGGACAACTTAGATGATATCCTGCCCGAAATAGAAGAAGCTAAAAAAATCATCAGTCGAGTGAAATTACCCACATACGGACAAACGTCGGCACTTTTAGATGAAGCATTGCCAGGCGGTAAGATTACCTTTGAAAACATAAAGAACTTAGGCAGTATCTTAGGAGACGCAGCCTCCGATGCATACAATCTGGGAGCAGGAACAGGAGCCTCGATAGGGAATAGGTTGTCCAGCATTCGCAGAAACATACTAGACAAAGCTTCTGGCAACTTATCCACAGAGCAATTGAAGGCGTTTAAAGCAGCACAAGCGTTTTCTAAGAACCAGTTTGAATTAGAAGATTCTATCCCGTTAATCAAAGACGCTATATCCGACCAAGTTCAATCTAATAAAATTATAGAGGGTATTTTAAAGGACGGTATCTCATTCGACAAATCCAAGGCGATGGGCATTATGTCTACTAAGGGACAACTAGCAGTTAAAGCTGCCAAGATATCCCAAGCGCTCGGAGAAGCAAGTCAACCAGGGAACGGAGTGAACCTAAATACATTTCTTAAGAAAGTGTCAATGCCGGACAATGCTGCAGAAGCTACTCGCAGCGCATCGGCAACCAAGTCATTACTAGGGGATGAGTACAAACATATAGAAGGACTAGCTAAGCACTTATCAGCCATTAATGAAGCTAAACGAATGGCCGGTGCTGGCAAGTTCATGGCCCCTTTGGTTGGAGCAGGAACAATAGCAGGGTTAGGTGCCTCTGGAGAATTAAATATGGAAAACGCTCAGGCCATTGCTCCGTATGCAGCCATGGTACTAGCTGGCAACCATCCAGTTTTAAAACGATTATTGGGGGCTACTACGAGAAAGCTCTCTGATTCTGCATATCAACATATCACCAATAAGGTGCAAGATATATTTACTAGAGCAGGCTTTCTTTATAATGAAGACGGCTCACTGTCTGAAAAAGGGGATGAATAATGGCAAAAGCGGTTCGGTTCTTCCATAAGGGGATATCGTTCTTTGATGGAACATCTTTAGCAAGCGGGTACAAGTTATTCCAGTACTCCTCTGGAACAACCACAAAAGTGGATACTTACACTGATTCGACTAAGGGTACTTCTAACTCAAACCCGATGACGTTGAACTCGTCAGGAAGATTAGACCAGGACGTCTACATCGACCAATCTACTAAGTTTGTGTTAGCAGCATCTTCTGCTGGGGACCCTCCCACTAGTTCAGTGTGGACTATTGACAACGGAGTATCTACAGAACAGCTTTGGTCAACTACAACTAAAACATCAAACTACACTGTTACCGAATCCGACAGGGATAAATTGATACTTGTAGATGCATCCGGGGGAGCAGTCACTATTACTCTATTAGCTGCCGCTACTGCTGGGAATGGATTTAGAGTAGTTATTAAGAAAACAGACAGCTCAGCAAACGTGGTAACGGTAGATGGCAACCTTTCAGAGACAATTGATGGCAGTACTACATCCGCACTGAGTGCTCAATACGATAGTGATAATCTTATATGTGATGGGTCGAACTGGCACGCATTCTTAAATATCGGTAACCCAACTACATTAGTGGACGCTAACGGGAATGAATCTATTATATTAGTTTCCACAGCATCCGCAGTTAATGAGTTCACAGTAGCAAACGCAGCAACCGGTAACGGACCAGAATTAAGGGCCACTGGAGGCGATACAAACATAGATATTGAGTTAGTACCTAAGGGTACTGGTAATATCAATGTTATTAATGGCGGACTGGAATTAGGCGGTAACGAAGTATTACAAGAAGCCACCTCTTCGCAACAAGGACAAGTCCGCTTGTACGAAGACACCGACAACGGCTCTAACTACGTAGGGTTTCAAGCAGCTGCTTCTATTGCCTCTAGTTTAGTCTGGACCCTTCCTTCAGCTGACGGGACCGCTAACCAGTACATGAGGACTAATGCGTCCGGTACACTAAGTTTCGCAAGCCCTACTGTAGTCCAATACGTACTAGCTACTTCATCCAATGACGACACTACTACGTCCGCTAGCATGCAAGCGTCAAGTTTATCGGGTACGATTACTCCGACCAGTGCTTCGAATAGAATCGTGGCCATAGCATTTGCTCCAACCAGTGCCAGCAGAGCAGCAGGCAGTCCCTCAGATATTTTTATGGACCTTCGAATTAGAAATACGACAAATTCAACTACAGTCGGCCAAGCAAGAGCGGGCGGGTCATTAATTGCGGCTAGTTCCGTTGTCGCTCCTTTTTACGGTGGGACCATGATTATGGGATATGAGACGGCCCCTAGCACTAACGCTACTACATACCAGCTACAATTCTCCTCAGGAACCGCGACTAACGTCACCGCAGCTATACAAGGGAGCACCAGAGGCCCGGCTATGCTGATGTTGTTAGAATTATCAGTCTAAAAATGAAAAACCCCGTATAAGCTAATTAGAAGCTCACCACGGGGTTTTGTTGTTTTATGGTCACTGAGATATTACCCAGTACTTAATCGTTTGACCTGGTGCAACTGTCAAGGTCGTTTTTTACCGATTGTTAATAAAATGCGTCAAAGTAGCTAACATTGCTCCGGTTGGGTTGCCTTCCTTATCTGTAGCACTCCCAGCTATGTCTAAATGTATCCAAGGGGTATTCCCAACGAAATGTTCTAGAAAAGCTGCAGCGGTACAAGTACCTGCTCGCATACTTCCAAGATTCTTTATATCAGCAACCCCCTTCTTACCTTTTATATTATCTCTGTGTTCTTGGTAGATAGGAAACCGAACTACTTTCTCCCCACACTCCACAGCGGATTGTTCGAAGTCCTTAGCTAACTGTTCGCTGTTCGCGAACAACACAGTAGCTGGCTCAACTGCTAAAGCAGCTCCAGTCAATGTAGCTATCGTGATTATCAATTCAGGACTATGTTTTTTCGCTTCTAATATACCGTCCGCCAATACCAACCTTCCCTCTGCGTCTGTATCAACCACCTCTACTTTAGTCCCATCTGAATATGTAAGAACGTCACTAGGGCGCATACCATTAGTTCTAGGGGTATTCTCAGCAATACATCCATACAGGTCAACTCTACGGTTGATAGTATGTTTAAGAGCTAACGCAGTAGCTGCCCCCAACATATCGCATTTCATTTTCCACATCCCCCCACAAGGTTTAGCGCTGATACCTCCTGAGTCAAATGTGATGCCTTTACCTACTACAGCTATAGGGGACTCCCCAGTACCTACAGCAGTATATCCTAACCAACCTTCTCCTCCGCCTACAGCTTGAATGCCCACATGTATTGAGCTACACTCTGCGAAGTCAAAGTAGCTTGCCAATTTGTGTGGGGTTAAGACGTTAGGGGGCATAAGCCCCAGTTTCTTGATTAGTTTCATTTTCCGTACCTCTTTTTTAAGTACTCTAGGGAGATAACCCCAAGGTCAAAGTTTCCTTCTTTAACGTCATTGAGCATAATCACTCCTCTCCAATGATGGTTACCTTGATATCCTTTGTACCCCTCATCATGTAAGTAACATGCCCCCGCTACTATTCCCCATGTTTGTTTCCCCGCAGGTGAAAAGTAAGTGGCCACATCTAGAGTCTGCTTATGTCCAACACAAAAGCTATGTTGAGCTTTAGCTAGTTGGTTTAATGCGCTACCTGCGAAGGGCTTGCCTGACATCGGGTTACTAAGATAGTGACAGTACAGTATCCCGTCTATAATGATAGGTTTTAAGAAATCGTGCACTTCCCAATCTTCATACGGCAAATCGTCGTAGCTAATCAACCCATCCAACTCTGGTTGTTGATTAACTGCTCGCTCAATTCGCTGCTCGTGATTACCCAGCGTCAATACCAACCTAGGTCTATATTGAGCATGCCTCGTTTCCTTCATTCTAGCATTATACTGTCTAATAGGGCCCAATAGAGTATCCATAGCTAACTTAGTAGCAGCGATATCCTTTTTGTACCTCTTCCCTTCAAACTCTTTTGTTCCCTTGTCGTAAGAAGACAAGCTAGGCATATCCGCAAAGTCACCGATTTGGATAATGACATTAGGTTTTTTCCTAACTATAAATTGACCTATCCAATTTAAATGTTCTAGGGGTACTCCCTCTTTAGCTTGCACGTCCGGTATAAGTAAGTGTCGCATTAACATGTCCCCTTACGAGAAATAATAATCATACTCAAACATAATTTCGCCAGATATATGTGGCCATTTCTTAGCAGCCTTTAACCAGAAATGCTTGAGTACCCACAACTGATATTTGTTAATTAGTTTGATAACTCCTAATCTCCCAAGAGCTTTCCCGATAGGCCAGTCTACATATACTCTGAACCATTTAGGAGAATGAACGTAATGGTATCCTGGGTAGACAAGAGAATGTATAAAATCATGTTCAGAGGCAAATGCACAGGTGGTCGACACTCTCAACGTGCCGAACTTCTCCTTAGTCCATACCCCAACCCTTCCCCACCTTCTGCACTTGTTCTCCAAATAATGACAAGCATCGTCTAATGCTTCCCAATCAAAGTCTTCGTCCCCCCATAAATGATATGGATCATGGTTGTCCACGTAGCATCTCCTTAATCTGGGCCAATTCTAATTTCAGAGCTTCTATCTCTTTCTTAATAATTGCTACGTCCTTAGCGGCCTGTTCACGTAACATCATGTTTTTCATCTCAGCAGTAATCATAATTGCCTCCAATCAGTTCTAACAAATATTCTAGTTTTATTGTAGCATACCAGTTCTTGTCTCTATCGTAACGGCCGATAGCTACTGGCTGGTATGAGAAAAATTCAGTCCCTTTACATACACGACATGTCTGTCCAAAGTTCTCATGGTCCTTACCTTTAACACAGTCAAGATTGTTACAAGGTAGTTTCTTAGCTCTAACTTCTGCTTGCTTAATTGCTCTGACTAGATTAAACGCTTTCCCTCTCTTAACTTCTATGTTCCAAGGGATTAGCTCCCTAGCTTGTGGCGACAATAAAAGGTCTTCTCCCTGGCTACCCATAGGAGTACTTCTTATGTCGTCCTCAGCGAGCTCGGAGAAGGCTTTAAGGAGCATTCTAGCTACTTCTTTTTGTCCCTCTCGCCCTTTATTCTTAGCAGAAGCAATTGAGCAGCTCCTTTCCTTAGCTATTGTCATTCTTCGAACTCCACGTTATTGTTGTCTAGCCAATCAAAGAAACCCTCCGACCAGTCTCGTTCCCAGTCGTTTATATCAAAAGGCATTTCAGACTGAACGTACTCTAAGTATGCTTCGTAAGCTTCGTCCTCATCTTTAAATTTCATATCACACCTCTAATCTAATGGGTTACCTTCTAAGTCCATATACTGAATGTCACAAGGGAATCCCCATAGCTCATGTATAAAAGAAAGGGTATCTCTAGCGTCCCTGTGATTAAGCCTTTGTTTGTTCTTTGTTATGTGTTCTAAATATAACGTTCTATCCCCTTTCCAGTCTACATCAACGACTTCGATGTGGGGAATAGCCCTACTTAAGTCATACTGTTCTGCTAATGTTTTTCTGACTCTCAAGAAAGAATCGTCATCATGAGTAGCATTAACTTGTACGTAGTCCGCTCCTTGTTGAACATGGACAGAAAACAATTTAAACTGTCTCGCTATTTTGGGGCTTAAGAACTGTAACACAAAGCTCTCATCCCTGTAATTAGCTGCTATGTCCTTGATAGTTTCCAACCAATTTGTATTTGATATTTCCGGAAACCACTTCAAGTCTTCTTCGTCGGGGTTCTGACATATACGTTTAATGTCTTGAAACATAGCAAACCCTAGAGCGTATACGTTAATTCCACTGTAATATTTGTGTTCCCAATCTAGCTGGGTTATAACATTAGAGTGGCTTTGAAGAAACTCTAAATACGCCCCATCGTCTAATAGTCCCTGGTCGTGCATCTCAGTCATAATCAAATGATGAGTGAACGTGGCAAACCCCTCATTCATCAATTGAGTTTGTCTTTGTGGGTAGAAATACTGAGAAATCTTTCTAACTATCCTAACAATCTCTCGTTGCCATTCTTCTAATATTGGAGAGTGCTTTTCGATAAAATATAAGAGGTTCTCTTCTCTTATAGTATTCTCTGCGAGACAATCGGATTCCGTATCTTTTTTCGGTAGGGTTCTCCACAAGTCGTTAAAAGTGGTCTCAAAATAGTTGTTCCAATCCTTCTTACGCTTATGTGCTAACTCAGAAGATAGTTTTGGAGACTTTCTATATTTGTCCACCCCATGATTCTGTAAGGCATGGCAAGCATCTAGCAAGTACTCCACTTCGTATTCACCATACTTTTCCTCACAGGATTTGATGTAGTTTTTAGCAAACTTTAAATAATCAATAATAGTGTCTGCATCAGTCCACCCCTTGAATAAATAGTTGTTCTTAAAAAAGTGGCTGTGACCTACGCTGGCATGCGCCAATACAAGGGCCTGGAGAGTCGCTGTATTGTTTTCCATTAAATAGGCTATACATGGGTTGGTGTTGATTACAACCTCGTAGGCGAGTCCCTGCATGCCTTTCTGGTATTGTCTCTCATTCTGTATAAATGTTTTACCAAATGACCAGTGATTATAAAGTATCGGCATGGCTACAGAAGAGTAGGCATCCAACATTTGTTCACTAGATATAATCTCAATCTGAGCTTCATATGGGTCAAACCCGAATGTATTCCTCCCGATATCCTCAATGTGTTTCCATAAAGTCTCAATCAACTCCATGGACCATTCACTGCCGTTATACAGAGGCTTTTTCATTTAAAGGTCTCCAAGTGTCTTCTTCTTGTATCTAAATTTATTAGAACTCTATGTAGAATATCTGCATAGTTATTTGTCCTATACTCACAATTCAACATATACCTTGTCAAATCATCTACACAATTAGTTTCCCAATCAATACTAACTAGTTCCAACCTTTTAGCTCCGGATATCTCCATCTGCTTATTCATAGATAGACTCCTATTGCTTCTAAATCGTCCTTACGCTCTTGTGCCAATACTGAAGCTTCCAAGTCATCGCTTAACAGTTCTTCATCGACTTCTATTTCTGCTAATATCCTACCTTTAGGAACACTAGAGTAGAAAATGGTGTTTCCGCCTAAGCATTTATAAACCTTCATGATATTACCCCCTTCAGCGGTTAAACTTGTTTTTACACCCTATAGCGGGTAACTAAGTTTTTCTTGGCCTTTCCACCAGCCTGTGGTATCTCCATCCTCAAAACCCATTTGATAGAACTTATCCGCTATATCATTAAGTTCGGCTTCTACCCAACTAACCAACTTTGAATTATATATTTCATCCCCAGTAATCCCGTAAATTAGTGCCTCTGCCCAGTCTTTCAAATTCGGTTCAGTTCTCATTTTACTTCTCCTACATAAACGCCATCATTAAGATAGATACCCAAGTTAACCACATTCCAATTATCATTTTTTATCCTCCTCAAATAAACTTCTCAACACAGGATATACATCGGATTCCTGCGTCACATGCCTAGCTTGTAAGTTCTTATGTGAACTAGCTATGGTTTGATACAAATGCATCAAGTCTTTAACTTCATACTTAATTTTCATGTCCCTTCTTCGTCGGTCTTCTGTTTGTATGTACGCGAAGTATTGGACTTTACCTAGCAACTGCTCTAATAGTGTAGCACTCAGTTCTTCGTCCCCGCCCCAGTTGTCTCCGTCAGAAGCTTGAGAGATATACACATTAGTAGTAGCTAAGTCGATTCTTTTGTCAATAATGTTATTAACCAACTCCAAGCCAGAACTAACGATAGTCCCTCCAGTCTCCTGTCCATGGAAAAACTCCTGTTCGGTTACTTCTTTCGCTGCCTCTGTGTGACTAACAAAGATGACATCTACTGTTTTGTATACTTTGTGTAAAAATAAGTACAATAGCAAGAAGAACTTTTTAGCCAACGTTTTTTCAAACTCTTCCATGGACCCAGATACGTCCATTAGACATATCATTGTAGCTTGCCTAATAGGGAAAGGCTGTTTAGTAAAATGTTTATATCTAAGGTCAATATCATCTAAGTAGCGTTGTTGTTTAATTCCTGTCCCACTACATTCCCAACATGAACCTCCTTCTGGTACATTCCCTTTGCAGAGCTCACAATCTTTTTTAGTAGCTATTCTTCTGGCCATTCCTTGCTTAAGAGTTTTAACTAAATCAAGTCTAGGAGGTATACCATCTTTAGAGTAGCCGGTTCTCTTCCACTTAGTCTTTGTGGAACCTTTCAGCGACTCTTTAATAAAATCAGGTAGACACATGTCGTTAAAGTATAAGTCTAAAAACTCTTCCTTAGTTAGAGTGAATGTAAAGTCATCTGTGCCTTCCCCCTCTTCGCTTCCCTCTGTTCCCTGTCCTTCTCCTTCCTCTGGGCGATAAATTTTATCCCCGATGGATTTGTTCTTGTTACCTGGGAATACTAGGTCGCGCTCACCTGTTGATAAGTCAAAATTAAAATTAGGTTCATGGATAGAGTCTTTATCTACAGTAACTTTCCGGTCCTTAAGCACATCAGTTATACCCTTATCAGAGGATATTTTTTCTACTGACCGCTTTATATGTCCTTTATATCGCTTGAGGAACTTTTGACGGTTCCCCACTGATTTATTCTTCCCTGCTTTGCGCTTATCTGTAATTGTCATTCTATACCCCTTTTATAGAACCCGTCTCCCTTGAGAATGAACATTCCTCCAGTACTCATCTGCTTTTCTAAAGATTTCTTTTTACACTCAGGGCATTTAACCAGAGGCTCATCAGAAAATTTCTGAATCGCCTCCAGGTTGTGTCCACAATTTGTACAAACGTACTCATAAATTGGCATGGTATTCTCCTACGAGTTGACAACTCTCATGTGCCATTCTACTATACGACGCACCTGTCTTTCAGTATAGCCTAACTCTATCATCCTAGCAACGAACGCCTCATGCTTACTGGCATCTTCTTTGTTCCCCTTGCCTGTAAAGCTGATTACTGGAAGCAAGTCTTGAGTTTTAGAAAACATAGTAGCTTGAATAACTCGTCTTAGTTTCTCATACGCTGTCCATGCTGGATTCTTGCCGTCATTTCTAGCTTGATATCTAAGAGCAAAATTAACCACCTCGTGTCGAAAATCCTTTGGGTTAGCTATTTCTGCTGGTTTTTCTAGTTTCTCTAGCTCTTTGTTCAACAGCTCTCTATTGAACATTTGTCCTGTGTCAACGTCTCTATAGTCATTATCTTGTACCCAATGGTCCGCGAATACAATATATCTGTCAAATAGAGATTGTCCATATTCATCATAGCTGTCAAGATATGCTGTTTGAATGTCTTGGCCTACCTTCTGAGCGTAAAACGGTGCCAAATACTCTTTAATGTAATCTAAGTACTCTGTCTGTGTTTCCTGTGGCAATCTACTATTTAGTACAGTCTTTTCTAGTACGTATAACAAATGTACTGGGTCGGCTGCTATTTCGTCGTGATCGAAGTTATACACCTCAGCAAGCACTTTATATGCGAGTCGAGTGGATACTCCGCTGAACCCCTCATCGGCACTAGCTCCGTCTTTGTATTCTTGGAAGCTTTTCGCTTTTGAGTCTTTTTCTTTAACGTTCTCCCCGTTATATACTCTCATCTTAGTTACAACGCTTGAGTTCTCTGGCTCTTCTAATCGAGTTAGAACACTGAACTGAGCTAACAATTCAAGAGTATATGGAGCTGTAGGAGCATCTTTTAACGTACTACTACTAAGTAGCTTCTGATAAATCTTTTTCTCTTCATCTACTTGTAAGCAATATGGTACTTCTACAATGTACACCCTGTCCAAAAACGCTTCATTGTTACGATTGTTCTTGAAAGTATCCCATTCTGATTCATTGCTGTGTGCTACGATTACGCCTTGGAACGGAATAGCTGATATAGCTTCAGTGCCTTTGTAGTTCTTCTCTTGAGTTGCTGTCAACAACGGATGCAACATCTTGATAGGAGCTTTAAACATCTCAACGAACTCTAACATTCCCTGATTAGATAGACACAGCCCCCCGCAATAACTGTATGCATCTGGGTCACTCTGGCTATAGTGTTCAAGCTTTCTAATGTCAACTTTCCCAACAAGTGCGGAGATATCCTGATTGTTCTCATCTCCTGGCTCAGTTTTTGAGATTGCGACTTGTTCAAGCTGACTAGGCATTCTTTTAATGACTGTAAATCGTGACAAATCACCTTTGTACTCCTTCAATCTCTTAGTCGCCCACGGGCTAGGAATTACTATGTTGCTCTTATTAATGTTCAGGCCTGCACTTTTTAGTACGTCCGCTCCACACACGCTTAAAGGAGACTCATTAATGGGGCTTGGATTGCCCTCATGGTCTGCTAGTATATAAATAGGTGCCTTCTCCATAAGAGACTTTAGTCTCTCCACAAGCGAACTCTTTGCAGAACCCACTGGGCCGAGCAGATAGAGAATTTGCCTAGACTCTTCTAGATTCTGTGCAGCATGTTGGAAGAATGAAACTATCCTAGCTACTACGTCTTCTAGTCCATAAAAATCTTCGAACTCTTTATATCTTCTGATAGTTCGATTACCAAATATTCTACTAAGCTTGGGGTTTTTAGAAGTGTCTATCTTCTCCGGTTCCCCAATTGCTTTTAACATCCGGGTGGCAGGTGAATCGTACACTGAAGAATCCTTTTTTGCTAACTTTAGATACTCTTCAAGTGACATCTTTTCAATATTGTATTCCGCCAGTTGTAATTTCATCATATCCCCTTAAAGACCTATGTATTTTATTTGCAGCCTTTATTCCTTCTTGTAAAGCTGCTTCTAGTGAACAGTTATTTACTAGCATTCCTAAAGAATGTATGTATGCTTCTTGTATACACTCTTCTTTATACCTCCCTGCAAATTTAGAAAAATATGTAGAGAAGAAAGCTTTGTACGTCTTATTAAAAAACTCTATCCTTAACTCTTTGTCTCTTTTGTTTATCAGTAACTCATTTAAAAACTCTCGGATTCTTTTTTCTGGCTTTTCCCCGCAGGATAGGTTCATAATAATATTGACGTCTTGGTCAGTTACCATGTCGTCTGTGTAGCTTTTTTATATTAGATTCTAATAAGCCAGACATAGAGAATCCATATTTATTTGCTAACGCAGTCGTGTAAAAATAAACGTCTCCCAATTCCTCTCTTAGTTGCTCAATATCTAGTGGTTGAGACTTGTAGCTAGCTTTCTGAAAAATTGAGCATACTTCTCCCACTTCTGCAGCTAGTCCGGCAACTAAGTGAATGTCTTCTTTATTCTTCAACAGTCCTTCTACTTCTAACTCATAGTTCATTTTTGTCCTCCGGATGTTTAATGCCTCGTTTATGTCTTATATATAGTATAGCTGCTGATGAGATTAAATGCAACAAATGTGGTAAATCTGACTCGTCATCTTTAGCCCCCACATCCATATAGCACTTTGCAGCATGTCCTAGGATACTCTTACCCCTAACTTCTAATTGGCATTTGTTTCCATCAAGTAATAAAAAATTTGGAGTATCCCCCTCATCTGGGTGCTTCTTAGCACCAAAATCGAACACCTGCATAGTGTCGTCTATTACTTCTGTTAGTGCCTGTAATATTTGGTCCCTGCAAGTTAGTTTACCCTTTATTGGGCAGTGACATTTATTCATTTTACACTATCCTTTAACGCTTTTATCGCGTTATCAAAGTTGGGGTTATTTAGTACGCTACTAATCATGTCTAAGTCGCTGCCTTGAACAATGTCTGCTAAGTTATAATAATAAATGAATTGCTGATAGATATACTTAGGGTTACCGCTCTCCCCCTTAGCTATTGAGTCGTTAACTGCAAGATTAAATGCTTGCCCTTTTCTGATTTTACTTTCTTGACTTTCCATTATTTTTCTCCACAGTTAATATTAAGTTCATCATACCTATAGCTATTTTCCGGGTGGTCTTGTCCTAATGCATTTCCTGATTCTTCTTTCCATCTTTTGTATATGTTTCTACCTTTGCACACATCGTATCCTGCTTTCATCATATATACTGCTCCCATTTTATCCGCGTTAGCTTCTAATACGGATATCTCACTTGCCGTTGAAGTTTCTGGCCAATTACTCAGATGTCCTAGCATCCCGTGAGCTATCTCATGCCCTAATACTAAAGCTACCTCGTCCCAAGATTCAGCATTATTTATTAGCCCTCTATATATGACTATCTTTTTGCCGTCATTATACGCATTGTCTATCAACTCTTCGGAAATTACTAACTTTAATGCATCTTGAGACTGGCCTGTATTTACTATTAATTTATTATATATTTCCTTTATCTTTCTGTCTTGTGCTTCTTGTGTAAAATATTGATAGTAAACTCCTATTGATCCAAATAATAGTACACTTCCCACTAATGCTCCTATTAACATTTTTCTCATATAATCCTCTCACATCCCATGGCAAGCAACAGCTTAACCTTCTGTTTGACTTTAGAGTTCACTCGAAATGTTGGTTTCGTTTTAAACCTTTCCGCCTCCTCTTGTAGTATAGAACACAAAGAATCATCTTTCCAGATTTTGAACACCGAAATTGGCCATTTAATCTCTGAAGTGTGTTGGGTTAAGTCTGTACTCATAACAGATATGTACCCATAATCTGCTTCTAAATCGTCTACACACATTTGTTGAACAATATTCTGAATCATATATTTACTTGGTGGAACCGCCCCGTATTTAATGAATGTTTTCGGTCGGGTAGTTTTACATTCTAATAGAATTTTTCTATCTTGGTGTGCGTCCGGAGTTGCTCCAAAATGGCCGTTCGTATAGAACTCTTTTGTACCGTCTGATGTTTCATAAATTTCAAATTTAGTCCCAAGAACAATGTTAGTTAGGTTGGCTACTACTGGTTCTAATAGCTGGCCTACCAATGTAAAAGCGTTGCCTGTGAATGCTGCTGGCTCCTTAATAGCCTTTGGGCTGGAATAAGGGTCAGCACCCACAAGTACTGCCGCTTCACTAGCTGTTATGTAATTCTTCCTTATAGCTAACCAGTCTGATTCTGTTTTTAGTATGTGTTTCACCTAAAACTCCTCCATACGCCACCTGGACATTCTTTACATGCTTCCAGAACTTTGTTAAGAAACTGTAAGAACCCTTCATAGCTTCCCCAACCATTATCTGGTTCTAACTTCTTCATGAATTTCTTTTTAGATTCCATTTCCCAGATAGCTTGTTGGATTTTAGGAGCAGCTTCTCTACCTGTCATACCATCTATTTGAACCATACCCTCATCTTCTGGGTATACTTCGTACCACATTTGGGACACATTATAAGTATAATTAAACTTTAATGCGTCATCCCCCTTCCCACAATGTTTACATGAATTAGGGGCAATACTTAAGTCTAGGCTCATTTTGGGTCCAACCATAAAGTTTTGTTATAAAATCCGTCTGCTTTCTGCCAATAATCTGACACAGACGCCTCAACTGCTATTCTAACGCTAGGTAATTGTTTCTGCATTTCTTCCATCATAATGTTAGCTACACCATCTAATTGGTCATAACAATCTTCTCTTACTTCTCCTACCACCTCATCATGAATGAATGCTTGTGGTATAACATCTGAGTGGTTCCAATACGTTCTAATCATTTTGTTCATGGCCATTTGAGCGCCTTGTGCACTAGGAGACTGCATTAAGTAGCCGTTACAGATTGCCGTGTATGTACAATTGTCTCTGACGAAATCCCCTACTTGGTATCTGTACAACGGTTCTTCTTCCCATTCGTCAAATTCGTTTTTAATCCATCTATTCTTACCATTCAGAAAACGTTTATGTTCTTCTTTAAGAAACTGCTCTAATTCTGGATAAAGTTCGAATACGAAACGTTTAATGTTAACGATTTCATCCTGTACTAAAGCGTATTCATTTTTACTTAAACGCTTAATTCTTAAGTCACTAGAGCCTAGGTTGTATAGATAGTACTGTAATTCCCTCTTACTGTACGATTTTTCTAGTACTTGATAGTACGTTTTAACCCCCTTACTCCACATTGAACCCCGAATGGTATCGTATCCCATACCCCCAGGCAGCCCTAGGCTTACTTCTTTTGCTTTGTCTCTATCCTCTTTATAGTCTTTCTTAAAGTCTTCATAGTACTCTATCTTCTTCATTCTGGCAGCTAAAATAGAGTGAGGGTCGGTCGGTCTATCCCCCTGATTTAATAGGTTTCTCAAATTAGAATACCCTAGCAAAGAATACAATTGGTGTGCAACTGCTCTTAATTCTAAAGCACCGTAGTCGATTGAGAATATCTTAAATCCAGGTCTTGGCATAAAACAATTCCGTACATCGTACGTTACGTTCTCTACCTTCCTTGGCATTTGTTGAATGTTTACTGAATCAAAGAGTTTAGACCCATTACTCGACGTCCTTCCACTATTTTTATCTGTAGAGTATTGTGAGTAAATCTTTTCCGCACCTCTTAAACGAGATAAATACGCAGTTAATATTTTTTCATACTTAGCTACCGTTGAAAAAGCTCTTAACACGGGGTCATCTATTTGAACTAAGTAAGCGTCGATTGATTCGCCTGCCATTGAGGTATTGCCTTTGTCAGTATACTGAAGTACTATCCCTAATCCTTCTACGTATTCTTTAAGTTTCTTAGTTTGTTTTCTAGGTTGTTTTTGATTAACAATATAGTCACAAAACCCCTCTTTAACTAAGAATTCATATTGAGGGGTAAGGAACCCCCAGATTTCCTCTTCTAATTTCTGAACCCGTTCTTTCTTGATTCTAAACCCTTGCGCACCCATCAAATTAAGATAAACTGCTGATTTCAAAGCCAAATATTGCTTGATCGGTTCTTGATTCTGCTGCACTTTATATGCCCAAATAGAGTCGTCAATAGCGTAATTAACTGCTAACTCTGGCCATTCCTTGATTGGTACTCCATCAAGTTCTGAGTATCTTAAGCGCCATGCATCCGGGTCAGTTTTAGTTTCGCTGATATCTTCTTGAAAGTAATGTTTAACTAGTCCTGCAAGTGTTAGGTCATGTACCTTTTTTTCCCTTTGGATATTGTTTAAAGATTCATTTATTTTGGTACAATAAAAAAGTCCCTCGTCGAGGGCATCAAATACTAAATCTGTTAATTCAGGGTATTGGGTAACAATTACTCCACACTCAAACACTGCATTGTGTGCAACAATCATTTCTTTTTTTATTAAGATTTCATGTAAATATTTCCTAGCTTCTTCTCTATCTAAAAGGCCAGTTTCCTTTCCGTCATACCAGGATAAACAAACAGGTTTGGGGAAAATCGAATTGTTACCTATTAGATGGCTTTCAAAATCGATTGCAATCATATTAATTCCTCTCGTATCTAGATTTTCTACAATGTTCTGATATAGACAAATACTGCAAGTTAGTTAAACAATGTTTACCTCCTTGTTTAACAGTTTTTATGTGGTCTATATGACAACCTTCTGGCCTATTTGCCATGAAATTATCTAGTTCTTCTTTAAGACAACATGTACATGGTGGGTAACCTTTATTTAAGGCATAACTATTGTGTGCATTCCTTCTTCTCTGTTCTTTATTGTTTTCTACCCAATTTTTAACTTTTGATTTATACTCTTCTTTGTTGTTAACATAATGTTTTTGTGTATTTACTCTTATGCAATCTTTGCATTGAACATGTCTAACACCTGTAGATTTATTTCTAAAGCTATAAGAAGAGATACCCTTCAGTACTTTACATTTACTACAAGCAATCATATGTTTCTCCAATAAAAATGAGGGTCTCTCCCCTCCGTCAAGCCATCGTCTAGTTCGGCTTTCACTGGTCCCATTTAGGTAGCATCCTTGTCGGGTACAGTACTTCATGCACTTTCGTGCCTTCTCCGCGTCCTTCCTGCATACCCTGGCGGGATGTCTTTAAATTCGGTGGCCCGTAACGTGGGCCAGACGACTGCTGCAGTTTCCACCAGGATTCCCCAGAAGACTGTTGCAGCATCCCCCCGGGATTCCCCAGAAGAATTCTTTAATTCATGTGGGCATCCCACCCACTCGGTATAATCTCTACTAATTAGTACCTATTACGCTAGTACAGCGGACTCTGTTCTCGATATTTAAATCAGTAGTATCTCCGTATAGCCTCTTCTTGTTCGTCTGGCTAGCTACTCCAGCTCTCCCGTACGAGGGAGTAGATACTTGTAACCGTCGAGCCCCCTATGAGTCGGTCGGGGTTCTTTTTAGCCCTTAGTTGCAGCTTCAACAGCCGAACGTAATTGAGCCAATCGAGATTCTCTATCGGTTCCAGTAGAGTTTTCGGACTCGATACTATGTAGAATAACAGCTACCAAGTTAATAGTTCCGCCTTTGGCGCTCTTGGTGTATGGTTGAACTACCATTTGCGCTGTTCCTTTTGAATCTGCAAAGAACATAGGGGCCTCTTCCATTTTTTGTCCTTCTTTGTCATAGACAGGTACTTCGAACTTAGTCTCAGCAGAAATTAAAGTTTTACCTCTTGATAACATTTCCTTGATTTCTTTATTATTTCCTCGGTATGTCTTTTCTGTCACCGGCTTGTTAGAGTTGATTGCTGCGATTTGAGATATGAATTCAGCATCTTTTTCAGAATCTAACGCTAAGCGAATTGTATAAACCTCTGTTCCTTTAGAATTAGTAACTGGTCTGCTAACTGCTAAAAATTGAATTTCGCCTGCTGGTGATGTTAATAAGTTAGTCATTTAGTGTATCCTCCAAGTTTATTAAATGAAATTCTAATATTTGATCTAACCCAATTACATAAACGTAACCATCTCGCTCGATACATGGAAGACCGAATTCTTCAGCTAGTTGTATCAGTTCATTTAAAGATAACATCTCTGCTACGTCCTGTTTAAGTTAATTCTAATATTATGTCTCACTGTTAGTTTAATCGACCCACTCCTTTTTGTCAAGTAATGTTACTATTTATACTAGTAATAAATAATTTTGTATAATTCCCCCTTGACAGTATTTAAAAATTATGATATACTGATCAGTAGGGGTCTCCTATAACTACTACTCATAAGTATACAGAGGGTAAACACATGTTCTACATAGATAAACCTAAATTTTATGCTGCATATAGAAAACAATTCGGGTCACTTAAAGAATCCACTGTGACCACTCTAGAAGCCATCATTGACGTATTTAATCAAAACTCTTCTTTAGAGCGAGACACAGAGAAGAAAGCTTACATGCTCGCTACAGTGCGTCATGAATGTGGCCCAGAAATGAAACCCATCACTGAGAATATGAATTATACATCAGCATTGCGGATTGTGCAAGTCTGGCCATCTCGTTTTTCAAAAGCAACTGCCCAAGCATATGTGAGAAATCCAGAAAAACTGGGCAATTCGGTTTATGCTAACCGGCTAGGTAACGGTAATGCCTCTTCAGGTGACGGGTATCGTTATCGTGGACGAGGTATTGGCGCTCAGTTCACCGGTAAAGTGAATTACGAAAAGTTCAGTAAACTATTCAATGTCGATTTAGTTAACAACCCGGACCTAGCTCTTGACTTAACTCTAGGAGCTAAAATTCTATATAAAGGGTGCACAGAAGGGCTATTCACCGGGGTTGGTTTAAGTAACTATATTAATGCGTCCGGGGTAGACTACAAAAATGCACGCAGAGTGGTTAATGCTGACGTAGCATTGAACGGCAATAGAATCGCTGCAGAAGCTAAAAAATTCGAATTAATTATACAAATAAGTTTAACTCATATTTCTGGAGTTTCCGTAGACGTAGAAAAGAAACCTGTGTCTTTCTCAGCCGGAGCTATCTGGGAAGGTATAAAAAGTCTGTTAACTGGAGGTAAAGCATGAGTGAAGCATGTCTAATCAGAACATCCCCCCATGTGAGCAAAGACATCGACATATTCATCAGAGGTGCTATCGAGTGCTTTGAAGACTATGACGATTTAGTCAAAGAACTTGGGAAAGTAACTGAGAACGATTCTGTAGTAGTACATCTTAATTGCCCAGGAGGCGACTGCTCCGTGGGATTCTTTCTTGTTGACCAACTAATGGCATTACCCTGCCCCGTACACATGGTAGTTGAGTATCCGTCTTACAGCATGGGTGCGATACTCGCAGTATGTGGAGACAAGCTCACAATAGAGCCTGATTCGTTCATCATGTTTCATGATTATTCTGGTGGGTCGAAAGGCAAGGGGGGTGAAACTGAACTGTATATAAATAACTACAGAAAAGTATTTCGTAATAGATTCAATCGTTTATGTAAACCCTTCTTATCTCAATCTGAGATAAACCGTATGTTCAAAGGAGAGGACCTGTACATTCACCACGATGACCCCTCCCTCCCCGAGCGTAACGCCCGTCATTTCAAATGATCTGCCATTCTGTACAATAGTACCCCCACGATAGGGGCTACTAGCGTACAGAGTGTTGCTATTATGTAAAGAATAAACATCCCCAGCCAAATTATACCTCCCTCCACGAGTATCGTTCCGACAAACAGCAGAGGGAAAAACATCAACATAATTCCTATAAATTTCATTTGAATACTCTCCTACTTTAATTTCTTAACTAAGTGGGCTATCTTGTGCTCAACCACATCTAGTGCGTTCTTGTGATACGCATCTTCCAGTTCTTTTCTGTACTTAATCAAAGTTGCTTGAAACGCACACCTAACATACTTGTCTTTCACTTCATTTAAGTACGCTTCTATCAGCTCCACTATCTGCTCTAACACCGCTATATTACTCATGTCAACACCCCTAAATTGTAGCTCACTCGTATAACTCACTCGTATATCATCATTAAGTAAGTCTGCCTCTTGACACTCCATGTCATACAGCTCATCCTCAGTATACTCTATATCGTACTCGTCTCCGTGCCAACCATCGAATGTGCCTCTCGAAGTCAAGTCTTCATCCATCATATTTTCACCTTCTTATTATCTAGTTCTAGGTAAACCTTATTTGTTCTCGTAAATATTTCAATTGCTTTTGTCCTGACTTCCTCCTTTTTATGAGAATCCTCTAAGAAACATGCTGTACATTTATCTCCTAATTCATATAAATAATAGTGAGAATCTACTAACGTATCTATGTCCATATGTTTTTTAATCCAGTCCTTCATTTCAATTCCCCCCATTTCTTCATCTTAGTTAGGAATGTCCCTCTAGCCACTCCCAACGCCTTAGCAGTTGCTGTTTGATTCTGTTTATGAATCTTATACGCTTTAACATATATATCTCGTTCTGCCTTCTCCAGCGCTGCTGAAAAGTCTATGCTCCTACCTATCATATTCAATACTCCTCTAAACATATCTATCCCCTCGGCATTACCCATGGTGTGTTACTTTCGTGTTCTATTAACAACATTTCAAGCTGTCTGATAACACTGCGTACTCCTTGCCCACTATTCATAGCCGTTTCTGCAATTTCTGTAGTGTTGACATCTGTCAACGCAGCATATTTATCTTCGATTAGATTTTCGACTATGTTTACATAATCTGTCAAGCTAAACTCATCCAACTGTACAATAAGAGGTATTCTTCCCAGCATTTCGGGTATGATGCCCGATTTCAGTATATCTTTCTCAGTTAATTGGTTAGTGACTGCCTCCACATTGTTATCTGAGAAGAAACCAATACTCTTTTTAACAACTTTGTTCTCTCTAGCTGAAGAAAACGCTCCTGCAAACACCCAAGATATCCCACTAAATTCGTATTTGTCTTCAACTAAAGTCAAAAAACTTGACTGCACATGCTTATTCCAATTCCCAGTCGAATCAAAACTATTCCCAAGTTTATCAAATTCGTCTACAAATATAAACATTTGGTTCAGCACGCCTTCCGTACTAAAATACTTCCTACTTGTAACCAATTCATTAGCTTTGTCGAGAATCATTTTTCTTAATTGCTTCTTGTTAACACCTGTATCATTGCCTGTTGGCATCAATTCAGTGGCATCAAGACACAATAATGGTACATCATGCTGTTCAGTAAAAGTCTTCATTAGATGCGTTTTACCTGTACCACTAGAACCTATTAACAAGCAGTTCAGTCTCTCTGGAAAATCTGTACTACCTAACACACACTTCTTGTAATAACGTTCCTGTGAACGTCTAAAAAGCACTTCTAATACCTTCTTTGCTTTGTCATGACCGTATACATTATTCATGATGCTCTCCGTTTCTTGTCAGCCCTTCTTTTTGGTTCCGCACTGGTTTTATATGTCTAGTACCAGCATTAGCTGCTCTCTCTTTCCAATCTTTAGGACGATTATACCTCGTTAACCCTGCTTCTAATTCAGTATAAAATTGGTCCCACCATTTTAGGTCGTCTTTCATTTTGATATCCTCAAGTAGTATACGTTTTTGTTATTCTTCTGTAAATGTTGTTCAAACTCTGCTGCTAAGTTGTAACTGTCTTTGTAGTTATGCCCATACAGCGAAATAAATTCTAAGAATGCCTCTTGCCACGTTTTGTAGTACTTCATGATGTTACTCCCAATCACTTAACGCCGCGTACATTTCTTCTCTGCAATCTTCTCTTGATTCGTTCCCTTTTGTTGCACAAGCTACCTCATCTCCGTCCTCATCAATTATATGCCAATACCATAATCCCTCTTGCTCCCACGATTTCGCTCTCATATTCGTCGCTCCGTTATTTGTTCTCTTATTATTAGTATGGTACATCGTTCATTATTTGTACAGTATCTTTACACAATCTTTACAAACTAGTGCCCATTAGGGGTTAGAATCTAAATCAGCTCTTTATCTGAGCCCTCTAAAATATCTTCATACTATCATCGCATTAAAGTACAAGTATAGAAACGCCACCGTTGCGCACATAACCAATATTCCACCTAATATTTGCATCTCATATACTCCAATAATTGTTTCTAATGTAAGCCTCTGAATATATCTTACCATTTATTCTATACATATCTTCAGATACTTGAACTATTGTATACCCATCCTCTAACATCAGCTTGAGTATTTGTCTTAATGTGTACATCTTAATTGTCCTCCGCTATGTCTTTATCGTTCTGCGCCCTAATCACTTCACACACTCTTGTAATACTATATCCAGTCTTGTGTGAAATCTCTGATATCGTGAGCCCCTTACTTCTTAGCTCTAGTATTTCTTCTACCATGATGGCTTTCTCCCCCTAACTGGGTGTTTAAATTCTGAACGTAACGCTATACACTTCAACACCTTCTGTCTAGCTGCTGTATAGTTTATAGCCAGTACTTCTATATCCACTCGCAGACCGTCTATACTATCTGCCCAAAATATATACTTAGTCATGACAATACCCCAAAAAGTTTAACTCTTCATCAAAGCAAGGTACATACTCTCCCTTCAGATACTCATAAAAGCTAGAGTAACCATTGCCTTCGACATACATGTTTCTGATTTCCTCTATCGTGTATATCCTCATGTCATTCCCCTTAGTTACTGTACAATTACTGTACTGTTACTATTAGTATGGCACTAATATATTTAATGTCAAGTGAAACTAATAAATATTTTTATACTAACTATTAATCAATAGTTTACGTACGTGTATCGTACTAGGATACTGCCCCTGTATCTACTATATATGATGGCCTCAACCCTTCTGTCGCGTGTTCTCCTCCCCAGCCATACGGTACCATTGTCCCACCAATACTAATGCGTTAGGTCTGGTTATATTAATAATCAGACTTAGCAGTTAACAAGTTAATACAATCAATGACTTAGCTAAGTCACTGGTCAGTGAGTCTGCCCAATGACTGTGTTGTCTCAGTTGATTGGCTGCGTTTCAGCCTGGTTTTGCTTGGGAGGGGGGAGGGGCAATAGGGTGATGTTCGGTCGGGGCGGCGTAGGGGACCCTTAAATGTGTTATTCAAAAGAAAACTAAATCGTAACGAAGGCTTGACCCCTGACCGGTTATAGACTATACTTTGTATTTAAGGGGAACGAAATGAAAGTTTGTAAAATATGTAGAATATCCAAGGAGCTATATGAATTCCATAAAAAAGCTGACAATAAAGATGGGCTGTTTAATTACTGTAAAGAATGTTTTAAATCTAAGCAAAAGACTTACTATGAGAACAACAAAGAAAAAATACTAGAACGCACTGCAAAGTATGAAGAAAAAAACAAGGAAGCCAGGAAAGCCTATAGAGACGATAATAGAGATGTTAGGAGAGCAAAATCTAAAGAATACTACTGGGCAAGTAAGGATAGGCGAAAAAGAATAAACGCCAGGAGGCAAAATCTTAAATCTGCATCTAAGTACAAAAAATGCCAGTGTTGCTCTAAAGAGAGTCTGATAGAATTTTACGTTAATCGCCCAGACAATTATCAGGTAGACCACATATTGTGCGCTAGTCTAGGAGGGTATCACTGCTTAAAAAACCTTCAATACTTAAGTGAATACGACCATGTCAATAAAAGTCGAGAAGAAAGAAAATATTTATTGAAAAGTACTTGACAGAATAGGGAAAGGGTGGTATACTAGATAGTAGGGGTCAAGCGAAAAAAATATTTCTAATAAGTACTTGACAAACTACCTAGTATGGTCTACACTCCAAGGGTGAGATTAGATTAACTACCTAGTCTCACGTAGGGGTTGGAACTCAAATCAGAAAAAACTGATTAAAATCAATGGTTAAAGGGGCTGATTTAGATTCTAGCCCCTAGTAGCCACCAGTTAGTAAAGGAATAGACAATGGGTTTTTCTGCACTTCTAGGGCTAATCGGTCCCTTGTTACAACCGATTATCAATAAAGTATTCCCAGACCCTAAAGAGGCAGCGGAAGCAGAAGCAAAAATTCAAGAAGCAGTTCTTAAGGCTCAGATAGAACAAAACAAAGCTGACGCAATAGAGAACGAAGCTAAGAAAGAAATCATCAATACTGAAATGAATCAAGGTACTTGGTTTTCCGATTGGAGAGCTAAGCTTATGACTATGTGTACAGTAATGATAGGGTTCAACTGGATTATAGTCCCAGTCTTGAATTCTGTTCTTTATTTCTTAGGCACCCAAATAGAACCAAACGCTATTCCAGCAGAAGCCTGGGTATTACTAAACGTAGGTCTAGGTGGATACATTGGCGAAAGAACAATGGCTACTTACCAACAAGGTAAAGTAGATAAAGCCAAAGCAGAAAATCCAATTAATGAAGACGTGTTAGCAGCAGAACTAAGAAGAACTTTGTTTAAGCAAGGTATGACCCAGGAACAATGGGAGGCTATTAGAAATGCAGCGGATAAGGCGAATGGATAAAGTAATCTTCCAAGGGGACAAAGAAGTAATAGTACGAGATTGGGCTCTAGCGGAAGATTTATTTATAAAATGGGGATACGATGTTAAACAGCAACGTATCGAGGTTAAAAAATTAGAAGACATTACGCCGGAACTAAGCGTTTGGGGAATACCCTGGAAATGGAATTTTTAGTAGCTGTAAAGGAATACATAATTTGGGTATTTGGCGCTATAGCCAGTTACTTTATGTACCAACATCAAAAATCGGAATCCAATCGAAAGCAAGAAGAAGACAGGTTAAACAACCGTCTAGAAAGATTGGAACGCGAAGTCCACAGGCTGGACCGCACTCAAGCGGAAACAGCTATCGAGATTAAAGCAATCAAAGAAGACATAGGATACATCCGTATCGGATTGGATAAGATACTAGAGAGACTATAAATTGGCAGCTCAATCAGAATACAAACCAGAGTATTGTGCAGAAGTCTACAAGATAATGGCAGGAGGATCGTCGGAAACTAAAGCGATAGCTCTTTTAGGTACAGCTCGCTCGACGTTCTACAGATGGAAGAAAGAACACCCAGAATTCGCGGAAGCTTGTGACAAGGGTAAAGTAGTATTTGATGCGCACCACGAAGACCTTGGAGTCCAAGGAATGATGAAGACGATGGATATCGACTATCAATTCTGGAGGGACTTAGGTAAATATCGTAATGGTTGGACGGATAAGACTGCCCCAGGGATTACAAACAACACCCAGATTAATATAGACCAAATGAACGTACTCAATGACCAATCAAACGAAGAGTTGTTAGCATTCATTAGGTCACAGCTAGAACAAAATCCCGAACTTCAACACATCATCGAAGGCGAGATAGTTAGTGAATAGACCTCAACTGCTTAATATTGCCCGAGCAATACAAGCATTTACAGAACACAAGAAATACAATCTAATAGATTCAGTGTTCCCACTAGAGGGACCCTTTGCTCGACGCCTATACCATAAGCATTTAGCTTTCTTTAAAGCCGGAGCTAATCATAGGTTCAGAATGCTAGGAGGAGGTAACGGCTCAGGTAAATCTTTTACCGTTAGTACAGAAGATACTTACCACATGACAGGAGAATATCCTGATTGGTGGGAAGGACATAGGTTTAAGAAAGCTCCTAAAGGTTGGGTAATCTGTGAATCTGGCGCACTCTGGAGAGGTTCCATGCAGGAAGCTCTGCTGGGTAAAGTCGGGGAAGAAACAGGAACGGGGCTTATAAGGAAAGAATTAATAGTAGATACCAAATCGATGCCAGGGGTACCAGGTGCGATAGGTCAAATACTAGTTAAGCATAAAAGTGGCGGAGTAAGTTCGTTAACCGTTAAAACTTTTGATATGGGTCGAGAGAAATTCCAAGCGGAAACTTTAGATTATATCATCTTTGACGAGGAACCGCCAGGCGAAATATACTCAGAGTGTATATCTCGTTTAAGAGGAGTTAAAGGCGTTAAAGACCCTGGTATTGCGTTACTAGCATTTACCCCATTAAAAGGTCTTACGGACGTAGCATTAAGATATTTACCAAACGGCAGATTTCCTCCAGATGGTACACATCCCGAGCACCCAGATCGCTTTGCGATTCCGGTATCTTGGGATGATGCCCCTCATTTGACAGAAGAAGATAAGAGAACAATGAAGGCGGAAATGTCCGCTAATGAAATCGATGCTCGTACTAAAGGTATCCCAGCATTAGGCTCAGGTCGAGTATACCCAATATCAGAAGAAGACATTACTTGTAAGCCGTTCGAGATTCCAGAATATTTCCCTAGGGCCTACGGGTTAGACTTTGGATGGAATAATACAGCAGCATTGTGGATGGCCCAAGACCCAGTAACACAAGTTAAGTATTTGTACGCTGAGTATAAGAAAGGGAAAGTACAAGATTCAGAACACGTATTCGCTATCAAGCAACGTGGGGAATGGATGTCCGGAGCAGCCGACCCGTCAGGTGGGGGCAGAAGAGATGACGGTAGGATGCGGATTGATTATTACCGAAGTCTAGGTTTGGATTTACACCCAGGACATAACGGTATTATAGCAGGTATCGGACAAGTCTATAACGACTTGACTTCGGGGATGCTAAAAATATTCTCTAACCTACATATGTTCCTAGACGAGTTTAGAATATACCGATATGATTCCAAAGACCCTAACAAGGTAGCTAGGAACCAGGACGACCACTTACTAGATACGCTAAGATACTTGTTGAGCATATTTGAAATGATTAGCGCATCAGAATACGATTTGACAGAACAAGATGTATATGACAAATATCAAGAAAAAAGAGACGTAGACTTTTTAACGGGATACTAATGAGCATTGAACAACTTTTAAAATTCGTAGACTCTCCAAATATTGCGGAAGAGTTAGACGAAGACATACTTAAACAAATAGCAGAGGACGTTACTGCGGGGTTTAATGTAGACGAAGAGTCTTGCCAATCATGGATTGACATGAATAAAGAAGCTCTTAAGATGATTAAAGCAGACGTCAGTGGGGAACAAACAAAAAATTACGGTCACTCTAAAGTAGTATACCCCTTATTAGCATCAGCAACACTGCAACTTTCATCTAGGCTAGTACCCCACTTAGTAAGAAACAATAAAGTAGTGGAATGTGCTGTATTAGGCCCAGACCCGCAGGGAATTAAGACACAGAAAGCTAGAATGGTCAGTGATTTCTTTTCATATGACCTATTAGTAGATTCAGACTCTTGGTTATTAGAGTCCCACAAACTAATTCAAATGCTTTGTGCTTGGGGAACCGCGTATCGTAAACTAAGTTTTGACGGAAACAGAGACAAAGTATTAAGCGAAGTAATTAGCCCAGAAGACGTAATAATTAACACCAACACTAGCTGTATAGAAAAGGCTCGCCGGATTACAGTTAGAAATTATATGACTAAAAACCAAATAGTTGAATACGTCAGAGCAGATAGGTTTTTAGATGTCGACTTAGATAAACTCAACATAGATATCAGCGACGAAAACGACCCAGGGGACGTAAACCCAGTATATGAAATTCTAGAACAGTTTTGTTATATAGATTTAGACGATGACGGATATGAAGAACCGTACATAGTATGTTTTCACAAGGATTCCGGAACAGTATTAGGAATATACGCTGGATACGAATCAGAAGACGTCCACGTAAACTCAAAAGGCAAAGTCAAGAAGATTGTGCCTCGACCATACGTAATTGATTACCACTGCATAGATGATCCAGCAGGTAAATACCATTCAATGGGACTTAACCATTTACTTTTCCATCAGAACAAAGCAATATCTAGTGTTTTACGCCAATTAATAGATAGCGGAACTTTAGCCAACCAACAAGGCGGCTTCATTACTAAAGCGTTTAAGACTAAGAAGAGAGACGTTAATTTAGAACTTGGGAAGTTCGTCCAGTTAGAGATTCCTCCATCTGTCCGTATTCAAGACCAGATAATGCCTCTTCCCTTTAAAGAACCCTCACAAGTGCTCTTCTCCCTTTTGGGACTGCTAATAGAGGCAGGTAAAGAGACAGGATTCGTTACACAAGCCCTTATGGGTGATTCTGAAGGCCAGAACGTTCCGGCAACTACAATGCTAGCTATTATCGAGCAAGGAACAAGAGCGTTCAAACCGATGGTCCAGAAGCTGTATAGTTCGCTTAAGAAAGAATTCAAGATGATGTTTCATATGTATGGGAAGTTTTCCACACAAGAAAGATTCATCAGATATAGCGACACAAACATACAGATAAGCCAAGACATTTTCAACGAAGAAGAGTTAGACATTATCCCAGTAGCGGACCCTACTCAAAGTAGTGAAGCTCACAGGTTTATCAAGTTACAAGCGTTACAGCAATTAATGCAAACTCCATTGATGAACGTATTAAACCCTCAAGCGATGGCAATGCGTATATTTGGAGATTTACAAATCGAAAGACCGGAAGAGCTAATCGCTCAACCACAACCCCCACAACCTGACCCCAAAATGGAAGAACTTAGAATGAAGCAGGAGGTTAACATGGCCAAGCTTCAACTAGAAGCCCAAAAAGGGGAAAGAGAAGAGATTTCTATCGAAATAGAAATGATGAAAACTAAACTTAAGGAGATGGAGGCACAAATAAGAGCAAACGAATCTGATGAACGGCAAAAAATGATGATAGCAAAGTCGCACAAGGACCAACAAGAAGCAAACGTTAAAGAAAGAATGGCCAATGTGGCCGAAGACAAAATAGAGGTAGAACGTGAACGATTGGAGCTTATGGCTAGGCAGCAGAGAAACGAGGCACGCGCTGAAACTTCTCAATGAAGAACTAAATGATATAAAAGGGTCGGTGATAAACGGAAGTTTGTTACTACATGACTCAGCGGATAAGATAGCAGTAGATTACGCCCATAAAGTTGGGGCAGTAGAAGGGTTCGAAAGAGCCATTCAAATGATAAAAGATATTAAAGAGTTAACCAAAGACGAGGAAGAATATGAAAGAGTTTGAGATTCTAAGCTGTGAACCAATCAATGGAACCCTAGTGGTGAAAATTGATTCAGACATGGTCAAAGAGGATTTAGGACTATCGAAAGATAGTAAGTTAATTCTTACAGAAATGCAAGAAAAGACTTTTGCAGGAGCATCTAGCAGAGCAAAAATAGTAAGCATGGCCAGAGACGCTTTTGGAGCTAAATATCAAGAGAGATACGGAGTAGAAATAGACCCACCTAAAGTAGGGGATTTCGTTTATTTTACAGCATATAAGCCGTCTAAATTAGACCAAGATGGCGAGTACTTTAAAATAAAAGATGATAGTGTTGACTTAATAGTAAGGAGCAAATAATGGAAGAGGAACATGTTTTCGAGGAAGACAGTAGAGAAGACCTCATTACTGCCGAAGAGGCAATAGAAGAAGTATCCAACGAGGAACCGGAAGAGTTAGAAGAAGAGTCTGGTGATGCAGAGGTAGTCGAACGAGCGAAAAAATACGGCCACATTTCTAAAGAGGAATGGATTGCCCAGGGCCGTGACCCTAAACAATGGAAGTCGCCCGAATCCTTCGACAAAACTGGGAAGATTTTAGAACAACTTTACGCGATGAAGAAGAAGGTAGACCAACGCGATAGAGAAATCCAAGCATTAGTAGAATACCAGCAACGAACAGCTCAAAGGGAATACGAAAAAGCCAAGGAAGACATACGCAGTCGATTGGTGTCATCAAAAGATGATATGGATATGGAAGGGGTAGCTCACTATACTAGAGAGTTAGCAAGACTCGAGCATATGGAGCAATCCAACCAAGCAGCTTACGCACAACAAAGTCAACAAGCAGCACTAGAGAACTTTATAGCACGAAATCAACATTGGTACAACGACCGAAATTTAGACCTCGTTGAACGAGCAGTTGAAATAGACAATGAAATCAGAGCAGATATAAATGCGGGAAGAGTTAGAGTAAATTCCCTCGATGACGTAGCAGTCATGATAGAAAAAAGATTAGGGTATGAGTACCCAGATAGAGTACTTGGAACTAAGCGAGGACAGATACCTCCTAGTTTATCCCCAAGTCAATCATCAGTTAATAAGTCAGCAGTCAACAAAAGTAGCACAAGCAAGGCGTTTAAGAGTTTATCTCAGGAACACAGAGATACCTATAACGTGTACAAAAGAATCAATCCAAATATAACTGAAGCAGAATTTATTAATCGATTAAAACGAGATGGGGAACTATAATGAGTACTAAAGATAAATTCAGAAAACAATTTCGACCTGAATTAGACGTAAATGATATTTTACAATGGGTAGATCAAGACCCAGCATATCATTACAAAAATGTAATAATGGACTACAAAACAGAGGGTGCCAAGCGAATTGAACGCTATATAGATGCCGGATGGGAACCTATTGAAACAACAGGTGTACTGAAGGACGACAGAGTGTTTACAGCCAACTCGAAAGAGAGCAAGCTCAGACCTGATTTTTGTATTTCCACGACTAGTTGTGGGCACAAGCAGATTCTTATGAGGATTCTGAAAACCCAATTTGATGAAAACCAGTTGAAGAAAAAGCAAGCCAGAGAAAATCTGAGCATGCAAAATTCACGAAAAAATGGTGAGACTATCACTAGAAAGGGAAATGAAATTATTACACGTGGTTCAGAAGTTTCATTCGATTAAACAAAAGGACATAAACAATGGCAAACGTAGACGCAGCTTACGGGCTCGCATTACATGAAGATAACAGTCAATCAAACTGTATTTTATGTGTCATCCCTAGTGGTAACGCTACAGCTACTTTCGTAGGCGATGCAGTTAAACTAGCGGATTTAGATTCAGTTAAAATTAACGGAGGCCCATACGCTCCTGCAGTAATTCAAGCAGCAGCTACAGACCCGATTTTCGGTGTCATAATGGGATTCCAACAACACACAGTAGCATCCGGTATGGACTTGGGCAGAAGACACCGTCCAGCTTCAACTGCAATGTACTGTATGGTTAAACCAGCACATCCTCTAGATGTATACCGCATGCAAGCAGACGACGACACAGAAACGTTGACTGTAGCCTCAATTGGAACCAACGCGGACCTCGTAGTGGGCTCTGGAAGCACTATCACAGGCCTATCTGCTATGGAAGTAGATTCCAGTACCGCAGCAGCTACAGCAGGGTTACAGCTAAGAATCATTGGATTTGTGGACAAGCCTAGCAACGAAGTAGGCGTAGCAAACCAAGACGTCCTAGTATGTATTAACCAAAACCAAGCGTTCAATGACGCAGGCGTAGCAGGAGTAGCAGAATAATGGCTAATTCAGGAAGATTTACAACTGGTAGTATACCTCGTGCCCTTCAGTATGGCGTAGATGACCAAGTAACGCATTTAAACAAGATATACGGCATGGTTGGTGATAAATTGTTCACCAAGAAATCCAGCAATGAGAAAGGTTTCTATGAAGCCATCACTCTGGCCGGAATGGGCGAAGCATCACGTAAAGGTGAAGGTTCTGCCATCTCCTACGATTCTCTCGACCAAGAGTCCAATACTCGATGGGCAATTCACACATTTGTGAAAGCTGCTCGTATGACTATGGAATCTATCGACGATAACGTAATCGAAGAAGTATTGCCTCGTATCTCTAAAGAAATTGCTAAATCCTTGGTTTATACCAAAGAAGTTAAACGTGCAGAAATCTTTAACAACGCAATCACTTCAGGTGAAACAGGTCCAGACGGCAAAGTGCTTATCGCTACTGACCATCCGTTACAAGCAGGTGGAACCAGTGCAAACCGTGCAGCTACTGACGCAGACTTTTCCGAAGATGCTTTGGAACAAATGATTATTCTTATCGATGGGTTCTTAAATCCAGACGGTTTGAAATCAATGTACAACGCAAACTACCTCGTAGTCCCTTCTCAACTGCAATTCGAAGCTTGCCGAGTATTGGATTCTAAGCTTAGAACAGGCACCGCAGATAACGACTTGAACGCAATTAACAAAAGCGGAGTAGTTAAAGATTACGTAGTATGGAAACACTTGTCTGATTCAGACAGCTGGTTCGTTACTACTGATGCTGAAGACTCTCTCGTAGAAGTTAACCGCAAAGGTCTACAACGACAAGAACATACCGACCCCTATACTTTCGATTTAATCGTTAGTATTTACGAACGGTATCGTATGTTGTTCAATGACTGGAGAGGTATTGCCGGTTCATTCGGAGCGTAACAAACAATTAAATTTGAACTACCTGGTTAATCTAGGTAGTTCACCCCACAGGGGTTAATTAGGAGATAAAAATGGGAAAATCAAGCTATCCAAACGGCTTTGCCGAGGGAATAGTAATTAGAGGGATGCCTTTACAAGTTGCACACCCTGGAGAAGTATTCTTTGTGAATAACTCTAGTGTGCTAGCCAAAGGCGGAGTCGCAGGTTCTAACGGAAACGACGGTACATACAAACGCCCGTTCGCTTCAATCGACTACGCAGTAGGTAGATGTACTGCATCTAGAGGCGACATAATCTTCGTAATGCCCGGCCACGTAGAAACAGTTACGGCAGCCGCAGGATTAGATTTAGATGTAGCAGGAGTAGCGGTCATAGGGTTAGGACAAGGTTCACTAAGAGCCCGAGTCAATTTCACTACTGCGACAACTGCGGATATGGACGTAGACGCAGCTAACGTATCACTAGTTAACATGTTGTTTACAGGCGGAGTAGATGCGTTAGTAGCTCCAATCGATATCAATGCAGCTGACTGCACTATATTGAATTGTGAATACCGAGACGTAACTGGACAAGCAACCGATGTTATCTTAGCAGACGCTAACGCAGACAGACTGTGTATTGAGAATTATTTTCACAATGGAGCAGCCGCGGCAGGAGCTAATAGTGCTATCGCATTAGTAGGAATGGACAATCCAATAATTAAAAATTTCAAGATTGTAGGCAACTTTGCAGTAGCAGGCATTGACATCCGAACTACAGCCGCTGTAGACGTAGACATCAGTGAAGGATACATATGGACAAAGAACGCCGCTGACATCGCGATTAAGGATACCATCACAGGTACAACCGGCAAGATAGGTCCAAACCTTAACTTCATGTTAACGGACAACGCAGCAAACATCACAGAGTCTGTAACAGGAGCAACTTTCCACCTGTTTGACCCAATTTATGTTTGTAACTTAGCTGGCGAAAAAGCCATGTTAATTAACACTACCGCATCTACAGACGCATAGTATTGAAGGCCTCTTAGGAGGCCCATATTTTGAGGAAGTAAATGAAACTCAGGTCTTTTAACCCAAATAGCACAAAGTAGTCAAACAGTGATTACAGGAATCAACATTGAGGTAAGCGAAGGGAGATTTGTAGTAGGAAAGACAAGCGACGACGATGTTTTCGCTACAATTTTAGGATATTACATTTAGGAGAACACAGCGTGGCAAACACTGTAACACAAAGAACAATATTAGGAAGTAGCAGGGATAAGACAATTGTACGTCATATTCATATAGTATCAGACGGGACAGAAGAATCAGACCTATTGGTTTATGACAATTCTGCATTTATCGCAGACACGACCAAAGGTCGTTTAACAGAAGTGTGGGTATCAGGTTCAGACTGCAACGTGCGATTAGAATGGGACCAAAACACTGACTCACCAGCAATAGTGTTAAATCCCGCTAACGGAGGATATTGGTGCTTTGAATCGTTCGGGGGAATAGGCAACCCTAACGGAACTGGAGCTACAGGGGACTTATTATTGACTACGACCGCTCTAGACTCAGGAGACGAAGTTAGCGTCATAATTAAAATATGCCAGAATTGAAAAAATACCTGAGTTAAGACTTGACAAAATATAATAAGTAGTCTATGATAAAGGTATAACTGGTCTGAAACGTCCAGTGAACTCCGGGTATGCCTATGACTAGGTTCCATCTAGTTAAGCACAAATCAATACCGGCGGGCTAATCATCTAAGTCCGGAGGAGAGGAAAGCGCGCCTCAGATGAAACTAGCTACGTGGTGTAGCAAAACTGTTAGGTAACTAACGCGCCAGTGAGCACGGCGATAAGAAATGCTCCGGGGTTCCTCGAACGACACAGGGGAAAGACAATAGGAATTGTCTAGAGTGTGACTAAATCACTCCTAAAACTAGTCCTGAGCTCCCTCCTAGGGAGCAATTCTTATAGGGGAACTACGCTAAAACTCTCTAGAAAATGTGTACTGCTTCCCCTCCACCTCATATGGACATCTAACATGGCAGATAGATTTAGCCCAGGAAGGATAGGAGACTGGGTAGTATTTTGTGACATATGTGGACAGAAATGTTACGCTTCAGAAGCCTCTAAGCTCTCGACTTATACGGGACGCGGAGGCTTAATTGTTTGTCCAAAAGACGCAGATAAGGTCGACCCAGGTTTAATCCCATACAAAGTAACAGTTGAAAAAAATATTCCGTGGACCAGAATAAATCACACAAACGTTGAAAATTCAGCTCCGATATATGACCTAGAAGCTCAGACAGTAGAACAAATAAGCAGTTATCTATATATCAGTACGTCTCAAAGCGACGAACAGATAATTACATTGAGCCAAGACGAAGACGTCTATATATCCGTCTCTTAAAAGGAAAAAGCATGGCCGTAGACCCAGTTAAATATAATCAATTAGCCAGTGTAGGAACATTAGAAGCAGGCGACACAGTTTTAGGGGAAAAAGTCAATGGAACTACAGGTAGACTAACAGTAGGAACACTGTCGATTACTGACGGGGACAAAGGAGACATCACAGTTTCCTCTTCTGGGGATACCTGGAGAATAGATACCCCGTCCAACGTCACTGTGGCAACAAATGATAAAGTCCTCATAAAAGATACCAGTGATAGCGACGCATTAAAATACGTCACAGCACAGAGCGTTGCAGATTTAGCGGCATACTCCGATGAGCAAGCACAAGACGCCGTAGGCGGCATGGTAGATACTACACTAGTATATACCGATAGTACTCCCTTATTATCAAGAGCAGCTTTGACAGGAGATGTGACAGCCAGTGCAGGAAGTAACGCTACCACATTAGCCACTCCGGCCAGCGCAACAGTCGCAACCGACGACAAGGTTCTAATTAAAGACACTTCCAACAGTGATGCATACAGATACGTAACGGCTCAAAGCATAGGAAATCTAGGAGCAGTACGATTCATATCTTCTCAAACCGCAAGCACCAGCGCCAAACTAGATTTTACTGCAATAGGAGACTATAGCAAAGTAATTTTTATATTAAACGATATAATACCTGCCACAGATAATACGCGCCTAGAGGTTTTAACGTCTGCCGATAATACTAACTGGGATACAGGCGCAAGTGACTATGAATGGGTTTTCGGCGGATTAAACTCGAGCGCCGCAGACGTTCAAGTCGGAGACAACGCAGACGATTCTATTAATTTGGGTACCGGAGTAGGCAATGCAACAGGAGAGGCACTAAGTGGTGAAATGACCCTGTATAACCCATCAGGCACCGGTCACACAAACTTCACAGGTAACTTTAGTGTCATCAATGCCTCAGGAGCACTTGTGTTTCAATATCTTGCGGCTCGAAGAGTGTCAGCAGCGGCTGTTACAGGAGTAAGATTCCGATTTGTAACAGGTAATATTACCAGCGGTTCTATTTATATGTATGGAGTGAGCAAAACGTAATGTCTACCAGTAATAGTTTTAACTTTGCCTTAGACCGCGATACAATTATAAAACGCGCTATGCACATGGCAAACATAGTCAATTTAAACCAGGCCTCTAGAGGGGACGACCACGCATTCGCGGTAGATATCTTTCAGAGCATGATTAAACTGTGGCAAGCGGAAGGGATTCAATTATGGAACCGCAGGCAGGCTACTCTATTTACGGCCTACCAAGATGAGCAATACTCAATCTCTGCCAGTGGAGACCACTGTGCTAATACATTTGTCGATACAACGATTTCAACAGCAGAAGCAAGTGGACAAACTGTCTTATCTCTTACTAGTACTACTGGTATGACAGCAGCCGATAACATCGGCATAGAACTAGATGATGGCACCAGACAATGGACCACAATCGTAAGCGTAGATAGTACTACTCAGGTTACGATAACAGCAGCATTAACCGGTGCAGCCGCCGCAGGCAACACGGTAATAACTTACACAAATAAAATCGGCGATAGACCTTTACGTATCTTAGATATGAGAAGAGTCCAATTAGATGAACAAAAGATATCCACCCATGTAGGACAAATAGGTTACGCAGAGTATTTTAACATACCTCTTAAAACTACTGATGGGGCACCATGTAACTTCTATTACGACAAGCTATTAGGAGCAGGAAAGCTGTATGTCTTCCCACGCCCAGCAGACGTGAACGTCTTATTAGAATTTACTTACCAAGAAGCAATAGAGGACGTAGATAGCGGAACAGATAGTGTAGATTTTCCCACAGAATGGACGCTTCCCTTAATTTATGGGCTAGCTGCGGAGCTAATGGTAGCATACGGTAAATTCCAAGAACTACCTATTATCCAAGCGAAAGCAGACGAATACAAAACAATAGCCAGGGACTTCGATTCAGACGAAGACCCGTTATTTTTATTACCTAGTGGTTACGACAATTCCCACTACCACTAAAAACAATAAGTAGCCAAAAAGCTTTTAAGAATTAACAAGTTACATTACAAAAATACGACATTAGTGTAATAAAAAACAGGCCGGAAATATTACATATGATAATTGATTTACTGGGTGGAACATACGAACAGAAATTTAAAGACTGGAATTCTCAGCGTACAATTAATTGGTATCCTAAAGTATCTAAAGACGAGGAGAGGGATAAAACCAAAATAGCTTTAGTCCCGAGACCAGGCTTAACAGAACATGCAGAAGCCACTGGAAGCTGTGTGAGAGGGATATTTACTGCTAGAACATTAACAGAAGAAAGATGTTTCGCAGTAGTAGATACTACTTTATACGAAGTGTTTTATGACGGCACAATGACCTCAAGAGGGTCACTAGCAGGAATTACTTCCGGTACTAAATCTAAAGTGTACATGGAAATTAACAATAACAGTGAACTGATGATTCAAGACCCTCAAGCAGGGTACATATTTGATTTAGGAACAAACGTATTAACAAGAATTACTGACACAGATTACCCAGGAGGCGGAACATTAGCTTACGCGGATGGGTACTTTATTATATCAGACAATAATGGTAGAGTCACATTCTCTGAATTGGGAGAAGGACTAACCTGGGATGGACTTAATTTCTTTACTCCTTCCTTTAAGTCTGACAAAGTGAAAGCAGTAGCAACATTTAGAGAAGAGATATATTGCTTTGGTTCAGACACTATTGAGGTTTACATAAATGATGGAGAAACCCCATTTATTCGTCAAGCCAGAACATCAATTTATTATGGATTAACCGCAAGAGACAGTATAGCCTCTTGGCACGGAGGAGTATTCTTCCTAGGTAGGAGTACAAATGGAGGCTCAGAAATTTATATGATGGGCACTAATTATGCTCTCAACCCCATATCTACTCCCGCAATATGCAGCAAGATTAACGAACAGACAAATGAGGATGCTGAGGGTTATGTATTTATCTCCAAGGATGGACACATATTTTATAACCTTCACTTTCCCTCATTAAATACTACTCTAGTTTACGACATGTCAACAGGGTTATGGCATGAGAGACAGTCTCAAAAACCAGCCTTAGACGTAGACGGAAGTAAGAAACAAAGTGTTTACAGAGGAAAATGCTCAGCTCAGTTTAAAGGCATGAACCTTTTAGGAGACTGGTACTCTGGTAAGATATTCAAAGAAGACCCTTCAGTAACCACCGACGATGGGCTGGTAAGGGAATGCCGCAGAATATCTCCAATCCTTAATCAAGAACTAAAAAACATATCTGTCTACGACCTAGAGATAGATGTCAATTCAGGATTCGGAAAGACTACCGGACAGGGCAGCGACCCAATTATGATGTTAAGATACTCCTTGAACGGCGGCAACACATTTGAAACAGAAGAGTTTCTAAAGTTAGGCCCGTTAGGGGAATACGATTTCAAAGTCCAAAAATCTAAATTAGGCACTAGTAGAAACTGGGTAATCGAGTTTAAAGTTTCAGACCCAGTGGACATAATAATTATGCAATCCAGCGTTAGGGCTCAAGCCGGTAGCTGGTAGGAATAGAATAAATTGGTCAACACTGTAAAAAAGATACCCTCCGTAGGTTTACCGCTCACTAATGAACAAGGAGTCATTCATCCTGTTTGGTATGAATTCTTACGCGCCTTTATTTCCAGCGTTGGGGATTTAGATAGCGGTACAGGAGCAGATAACACCGTTATAGCTGGAGCAGGTATTGAAGGCACTGGGGCAGTAAGCACAGTTAACGTAGGAGAGGGCGAAGGGATAGTAGTTAACGCTAATGACGTAGCGGTTGACATTACTGGACAGATTAACGCTCAAGCAGCCTTAGAAGACGAAATTTTAATAGCGGACGCATCCGACCTATCCAGAATCAGAAAGACAAGTTTAAGAGACGTAGCAGCGCTTTCTGTAGCAAGCCCTGGGGGGAGCAACACTCAAATCCAATACAACAGTAATGGAGAGTTTGGAGGGGATTCTGGGTTCACTACAGACGGTGCAGGCAGTGTAGATATAGTCGGGGACCTAACAGTTGATAACATCAACTTCAACGGTAGTACAGTGGCATCTGACTCATCATCTAATCCATTAGTATTCACAGTACCTGCGGGAGGCCTAGACCAGTTTTCATTTACTCAATCCGGAGCAGGGAGCTCGGCATTTTCGGCAGAATTCGCAGGCTTGAGGTCATCCGCGGAAATACGCGTAATGAGTGACGAGAACAGCGCGAGCGCATTAGCCAATGCCGCAGTATCTTATGGCACTGACGGTGCAGTAGCTTGGTCCATGGGACTAGCTAATTTTGATAGTAACAACTTTATTTTTGCTACGACAAACGGATTAAACGTCAACCAAGTTTACAAAATTGCAACCTCAGGTAGAGCATTTACTCACCTGACGGACGTTAATATCGATACATATCTACATAGAAAAGTTATAACCGGCATCACTGCCAGTACTACACAGACGCAAGGACAAGGGGCCTTAACCGCAGAGATAAATGAAGTAAGCACTGTAGCTAACACTAACGACACCGTTACTTTGATGACTGCTTCTGCAGGTAAAAATATTTGGATTATAAATAACGGAGTCAACACCCTCCAAGTATTCCCCGCAAGTGGAGACAGTGTAGGTTTAGGAGTAAACTCCCCAACAACAATTGGTGCAGGGGAAGTTCAATTATATTTAGCCTATGACAGTACAAATTGGAAACAACAAATACTGCTAGGAACATCGTTAACAGAATTAGCCCAGGACGCAGTTGGAGCAATGGTAGATTCTACCCTTGTGTATACAGACGCAACTCCATTACTTAGTAGAGCAGCATTGACAGGGGATGTAACAGCATCTGCCGGGTCTAACGCTACAACACTAACTACTCCAGCAAGCGTAACAGTAGCCACCGATGATAAAGTTCTTATTAAGGATACCAGCGCTGCAGATGCATTTAAATATGTCACTGCACAATCAATTGCTGATTTATCGGGTGGAGGGGTGACGGATGGAGACAAAGGAGACATTACCGTCTCTTCAAGCGGTACAGTATGGACGATTGATAATGACGCCGTTACATACGCTAAAATGCAGAATGTAAGCGCTACAGATAGATTGCTAGGGCGGAGTACTGCAGGCAGTGGAGACGTAGAAGAAATTACATGTACTAGCTTTGCTCGCAGTGTGTTAGACGATGCTGATGCAGCTACAGCTAGGACTACATTAGGGTTAGCGATAGGAACAAACGTACAGGCGTACGATGCAGAGTTAGCAGCAATTGCAGGGTTAACCAGTGCGGCGGATAAACTACCATATTTTACAGGCTCTGGAACTGCGGCACTAGCCGATTTATCTTCTGCAATGCGTACATTCATGACCACCTCTTCGAGTGCTAATTTAGCTTCTTTATTGACGGATGAGACAGGCACCGGGGCTAACGTACACGCGACTAGCCCAACATTAGTTACCCCAGTACTCGGTGTGGCTACCGCCACTAGTATTAATTTCGGCCAGGACGCACTAAACTATTATGACGAGGGTACATTCACTCCCGTTGTGACATTCGCGACCCCTGGGGACCTTAGTGTAAGTTACGTGAACCAATCAGGCACTTATGTTAGAATCGGCGCATTTGTCAATGCTGTGATAGCATTAACGTTCACCCCCACATACACCACAGCAAGTGGCGCCATTCAAATAACAGGAGCTCCATTTACTGCGTCTGCAACTGTTATAGGGGCAATGTCTAACGACACCAATTTTAATTACCCCGCATCTAGAACGGCACCAATATTCCGGATATCATCCGGAGGCACAACATTTTTATCTTTCGGTATAGGTAGCGGAGCAGGTGCAACTGGGTTTAGTACTACGCAGTTCCCTACAGGCGTTCAACACACGATAAGGATGCAGTTATGTTATACGGTATAGATAGTATAAATGCGCAAGGATGTTTTTCGGTATATATAGATAAAGATGGGGTTAAACATAGATGCGCTTTTGCTCCTGGGGATTGGGGTCAATTAATCAATTTCGTAGAGTCTAATGGTCGTGACTTTGAAGATATTGCTAACGAAGTAAATTTAATATGGACAAAAGAGAAGATTGAAAGTAGGAAATGGTTCAATATAGAGACAGAAGCTTGGGATATAAACGAACAGCTAGACCAAGAAAAAGCAGACCAAGCTAGACTAGAGTTACAATACGCTGAAGAGCAAGCTTGGATAGAGAACACCGTGAGGGACCTATTTAGATGAAATCCATTCTTAACACTACATGTGCGCAAGAGATTAAGAGCTGCTTAAAAGATTACTACGAGCTAGTCATTTTTGATGGCTGCCCAAGCTACGAAGATTTCAAGCCAGATTTAGAAAATGCTCTCTGGTTTATTTTAAAACAAGGTAGTAAAACTGCAGGACTGATAAAACTAGAGAACTTAAATCTAACCACTTGGATTCCACACATAGTTATTAAACAGGAATACAGGGGGAAAGGTTCTGAGCAGTGGGGGATACAAGTAGTAGAGTATATGAAAAAGAGAATTAAAGATGTTAACTTCTTAGTGATGACTCCCTACGAACCAGCTAAGAGGTATGCAGAAAGAATGGGGTTTAGCCTTATCGGAATACTGCCAAAATCTATAAAGAAAGAAGGGGAATTAATGGATCAATACATATTATCAGGGGGACAACAATGATAGCCGGTAGTAATGGACAGCAGGGAATAGATATTAGTAAGTACCTAGTTAATTTCAATGCTGCAGATTGGGCAAACACTGCCAACAATTATTTAAATAGTGCACTAAATCAGGGTATTGCTCAAGCTCAAAAGTATAATAAGTCGGCAATAGATGCGTCAAAGGCGTACCTAGGACAATCTAACAAAGCAATGGCACAAGGTTTTGACATGTCTCAGGCCTTAAATGCACCACAGCGATTAGCAACATATCAGGCGCTAGACGCTTACCAAGACTCTCTAGGACTAGCTAGACCTAGCGCGGGAAGTTTCCAACTAGCTTCAGCATTAGAAAACCAAGCTCGAGGAGATGCCAATCTTCCTGGACAAGCGGCAATAGCCAATTCATTTAACCAAGGTCTGTTAGGTCAGATTCCCCAACAAAGAGGATATTAATGTTTAATCAACAACCGTTTAGTGGGCTACTACAAGGCCCTTGGGCAAGAAGAATGTCGTGGAAGCTTCCCCAATATATGGGTCAACCAAGTTATGGAATGGGACAACCTCAATACATGGGGAACATGGGAATTGGACAGCCTCAATACATGGGACAAAATCCGAACATGGGAATTGGACAGCCCCAATACCATGAATCAATTGATAACGTACCCGATTACCCAATGATGGGAATTGGACAGCCGCAATATCCGAACATGGGAATTGGACAACCTCAAATCCCTAACCAACCTAATATGGGAATCGGACAGCCTCAAATCCCTAGTCCCCCTATGATGGGAATTGGGCAACCTCAAATTCCTAACCAACCAATGATGGGAATCGGACAGCCTCAAATTCCTAATCAACCAACCATGGGGATAGGACGCCCACAAATACCTAATCAACCGACCATGGGAATTGGACAGCCTCAAATTCCTAGTCCTCCTATGATGGGAATCGGACAGCCTCAAATTCCAAACCAACCTAACATGGGAATAGGTCGCCCACAAATTCCTAACCAGCCAATGATGGGAATTGGACAACCTCAATACTCAGGCATCGAGCAAATTGACAACGTTCCTGATTACCCGATGATGGGAATAGGTCGCCCACAATATCCAAATGGCGGATTACTACAAGGTCCTAATATGGGGATAGGTCGTCCACAATTCCCTAACCAACCGAGAGTGATGTAATGCAAAGAGTTAATAATCAACCTACCGGGGGGATGTTACTTAGACCAATGTCTCCCGGACAAATAGGTGGGCAAGTAGGCGGACAAGTCGGGGTCACTAATACCCCTTCACACATTATAGGCAGTGGTCCCACTCCTCCAGGAATGAATTCTTTTGGTACAACTAATACTGGAGGAACATTCAATGCGGCTAACTACTCGGGATTAACTGACTTAGAGAGAAACAAACTAGCTTCGATAGCTACAGGCAAAGACTTCTTTATGACAGATGCTTTCCTGAATTCTATCAAGAATAAATATAATGCTCCTTTAACGGTAATAGGTAAGGACGAAGCTTGGCTTTCTCCTGACGAGTTACGAGATAAAACAAACGCCCTTGAAGGTTACGTTACCGGAGGTTCTTCGGGAGGGAGTGACTCAGAAAGTGGTCTAGGCGGCCCTGGAGGAGGTTCAGGAGGGTACGGTTCTGGTCAAGTTGGAGGGGGTTCAGGAAGCAACTTAGGGGGCATGTATGATGGGGGAAGCAATCAAAACGGTTACAGTTCTCCAGGAGGAATAAATCAATTCCCTAATATCCCTATCACTATCCCAGGCGGGTACAACCCAGGTGGAAATGGTCCAAACTCCCCTAGAGGAGGTATTCCCGGAACTCAAGTATCTGGGGGCAATCCACTATCTATGATGAAGAGCAGTGCAGGCAACGCACTAAATAATTATTTTAATACTGCTGGGTACCAACTTACCGAAGGACAAGGAGCAGTAGACCGGTTCCAAGAAAGTCCTGGGTATCAATTTGCAGTTGACGAAGCATTAAAACAAGTCCAACGCCAAGGTGCATCTAGAGGCCTATTAGACTCAGGAGCAGGCTTAAGAGCAATGACGGATAGAGCACAAGGTATGGCTAATCAGGAATACAACAACTGGCAGGCTAATCAACAGGCAATGTACAACCAATATCAGAACAGACTGCAAGGCCTTGCAGGAGGTCCTACCGGCTCAGACCAAGCGTTCGCACTGGGACAAGGAGTTGGTAACAATTACGCTCAATCAGGAAACAATATTGCCTCCTTGCTAGCCAACCTAGGTAACAGTTTATTTGGAGGGATAGTCGGAGCAGGTGGAGCACAGGCCCAAAACGTTAGTCAAGCGGGTAACATGCAGGCACAAATACTTGCAAGTAACTTACAAACTCAAATGATGCTAGCTGCTTTAGCACGAGGAGGAAGATAACATGTCCATTCAAATTAATCCAGTAGATTTCAGGGGATTCGCATTAGGTGCGGTAGGGACTCCCCAACTCCCTCAAGTGGGAGCACTAGGTTTACAGGCAATTCAATCTATAATGAGTCAACAAGATAGTGCAGCCAATCGAGCAGCACAAGAAAGAATGAATATGGCTAGAATCCGTTCATCAGACGAAGCTATGCTTAGACAAAATGGTTTAGAGCGAGCAAGGCTAGACCAACAAAATAGTCAATTCCAACAAAGCTTAGACATGGACAGAAACAAACTAGCACTGCTCAAAAGCCAACGCCTAGCGGAGAACGCTATGGCTGCTGAGCAAATGGGCCAAGAATATTCTTTGAATAGCCAAAAGATTGACTTAGCTGTAGTTGAACAAGAATATAAAAAATGGAAAGCTACCCAGGAAAATGCTCAGGAAGGGCTCAAATTAGAAATGGCTCAACTCAAGGATAAAAAAGCAGAAGAGATTGGTATGATGGGCGCGTTCGCTACTTCAGCTAGACTGGCTATGGACCAAGTGAAATCCCCGGCGGATGCTAGAGCGATGCAGTTGTCTATTCTTGATGAAGCAGCTAGAAACAAATACATCACAGCGGAACAAGCCAAACAGATGGGTAGCATGCCTATATCTAGTTTTAAGAACGCATTAGACTTTAAAATTATGCAATTAGACAAAGTATCTGAATACAAGTCAATGTATGACCTCCAGCATCCAAAAGAGAAAGGTAATGGTGGTATGGAAATTGTCGCTCCAGACGGTACTGTAATTAAGATGCAAGGTTTAACAACTCCTACTCAAACAGAGAATCAAAAAAATCTTATTACTAATGAAAAGAATTCAACTCAGTTTGACCAATTAGAAAAAGACTACGACCCAGCATTCTTTACATATAAAAATCAAGCCGGTGCTAAGTTATCTAAAGAGGCTGAGAAAACAAGTGACATACCAGTTGTAGGTGCAGCAACCGACCTTTTAGCCAACACAATTACTGGTATGGATAAAGAACAAAGAGGACAGTTCTTAGAAAAAAGAACTAAGTATATGAACAATTTAGAGCAAATGTTTAATGCTTACAAACATGAGATTACAGGGGCAGCCGCTGGGCAGGGAGAAATCGACATGATTCGCAAATCTGTCTTGAATGGCGAGATGTCTCCAAGTGAAGCTAAAGGCGCTCTAGAACAAATCAAAGAAAAATACAAGGCGGAGTCTGACCTATATAAAAAGAAATTAGGACAAGGACTAGATGTTTCCCTTCAACCAACTATCCGTAAATTCAACCCAGCTACAGGAAGGTTAGAATGAGAGTACAATTACCTGATGGAACAATAGGCGAATTCCCAGACGATATGCC